CTTCTTGGCAGCAGCAGCAACCATCTTTTCATCAGAAATAGTAAATATATTCTGTATAATTCCAATCAAACTAGTAATATCATTTTTTGTCCGTTTTATCGTCTCTGCCTTTCGTTTTGATAAAAATTGTCTGGTAGCGTTTGCAATGTTCGTCTCTGCTGAGATTGCTTTTTCCATAATTTGCGCTTTATAATTTGTTGAAATTCCACTATTACAATCATTTCCCGCATCATTTTCGTCAACGTTAATGCCAATTATTTTCAGTTGATTATCAACAGTTTTCATAGTAATCTTTAAATTTTTATTCTGACTAAGATTGTCCATGGTTGATAACATATTTGATATTTTTGATTCGTCAACATCAATCGGTTTAATGCTGGTGTCATTCGTAGTATCAATGTTATACAATTTATAATCACCATCACAAAAGCCAAAATAAAATACAAATGTAGAATTTGGGTGTTGTTTTATAAATGGTATATATTGTCCAATAGTACCAAATGTACCACTTCCGTTACTCATATAGATATATATTACAAATACTAAAAAATTGAATAACTAAATTAATTTCTATTAAAGTAACAAACAATACAATAATCATAATGAATTATAAAATAGAAGCACCACCAATGAAAAGGAATAACATTTTGGTGTTTGATGTAGAAACAACCGGTCTATTGCCAAGAAAACCAAGAGGGTCAATTGCACCTATTCCGATATCAGAATATCCTCATATAATCCAATTGAGTTTTGCATTATATGATGTCAATAACAAATCATTAATCCGTTCTTATGATTCTTATGTGAAAATAGAGAAGACGGTTGTAATCGGTGAGTATGTATCTAAACTAACTGGAATAACAAATGAAATCTGTAATAATAAAGGTAATGATATAATGGATGTCCTAAAAAACTTACACGATGCATACACAGAATGTGATGTTATAGTGGCACATAATATAGATTTTGACGAAAAGATGGTATTAGTAGAAATAGAGCGAAATCGTGAACAAATAATTAACAAAGCACCAGAATGTATGACGCTATTCAATAAATTATATGAACAAGTGAATGGACTAACTAGATATTGCACAATGCGCAAGGGAACAACATTGTGTAATATAATGTCAACAACAAGTGTGGCTGGAAGACCACCAAGTTTGAAGTGGCCCAAACTGGTAGAATTGTATGCAAAGCTATTCACGGGTGAAATTGTTGATGGAATGCATAACTCAATGGTAGATGTTCTGGCTTGTCTTCGTTGTTATCTTCAAATGAGACATAATTCAGATATTGGATATTTGACACTGGAATACAAATAAACACATAAAAAAATGTATATAATGTATTTTTTATCAAACCTTAGAAATTTGAAATACTAATTTCTATGCAGAACACATCTCACATACTTCATCTTCTTCAATGATACCCGCGGATTGTTTTTTTTCAGGTTCAATCGTGAATTGTTGCGCTTGGTGTCTGGCGCGACGTCTCAAATAATACATGCCCGTCTTTAACCCTTTACTCCACGAATGAAAATGCATAGAGGTTAGATTAGAATAATTAGGGTCTTCAATCCATAGGTTCAAACTTTGACTTTGGCAAATAAATGCACCACGATCAGCAGCCATATCAATAATGCTACGCATTGGCAATTCCCATACCGTCTTGTATTTTTCTTTTAATTCAGGAGGGATAACATCAATATTCTGGACACTCCCATTATTTGCAATAATGGCATTTTTGATTTTTTCATTCCAAAGGTCTAATTCAATTAAGTCGTTCATTAAATATTTGTTAGTTAGAATAAACTCACCTGCAATAGTACGGCGATTATAAATATTACTTGTAATAGGTTCAATACATTCATTATAACCTAAAATTTGTGAAGTGGAAGCTGTGGGCATTGGTGCAACAAGTAATGAATTACGAATACCATGCATCATAATATCTTCTTTCAACTGAGACCAGTTATACCTTTGTTCATGTTCAGACGGATCAACATCCCACATATCAAATTGTAGAATACCATTACTTACAGGGGATCCATTAAACGTTTCATAAGGTCCATCACATCTTGCAAGAACAAATGATTGGGTTAGTGCAGCATGATAAATGGTTTCAAAAATTTTTTTGTTTATTTTTCTGGCTTCTTCGCATGTAAATGGAATATTTAATAACATAAATACATCAGCTAAACCTTGGACACCAATACCAATGGGTCTATGACGCATATTACTTCGCTTTGTTTTATCAGTTGGGTAAAAGTTGACATCAATGATTTTGTTTAGATTATAGGTAACTGTTTGTGCAACAGTATGTAATTTATCATAATCAAAAATTTTATTAGATGAACCATCGTCAGCATCTTTGATAAATGCTGGAAGAGCGATACTAGCAAGATTACATACAGCGGTTTCGTCTTCATCCGAATATTCGGTGATTTCACAACAAAGATTGGATGATTTGATGGTGCCAAGATTTTTTTGATTGCATTTGTTATTTACGGCATCTTTATAAAGTAAATAGGGAGTACCTGTTTCCATTTGAGCATCTAATACACGGAACCATAGATCTCTTGCTTTCATTGTGCGTCTACCTTTTCCAGCTTTTTCATAAAATGTATATAATTGTTCAAATTCATCACCATAAACATCTGATAAACCAGGACATTCATCCGGACACATTAATGTCCAATCCGCATTTGCTTTGATACGTTCCATAAATAAATCGGGTGTCCATAGTGCATAAAACAAATCTCTTGCTTTTAAATCTTCATCACCGTGATTTTTTCTCATTTCTAAAAACATCTCAATGTCTGCGTGCCAGGGTTCTAAGTACATAGCGAAGCTTCCGTTACGCTTTCCACCACCTTGATCGACGTATTTTGCAGTGTGATTAAATACACGTAACATAGGAACAATCCCATTTGATTCGCCATTTGTTCCACGAATATGACTACCAGATGCACGTATATTATGAATATGTAAACCAATACCACCAGCCCATTTGGAAATAAGAGCACAATCTTTGAGTGTGTTATAAATACCGTCAATACTATCATTTTCCATAGCAAGTAAGTAACAAGATGATAATTGTGGATGTGGTGTTCCAGCATTAAAAAGTGTAGGAGTTGCATGAGTAAAATATTTCTGTGACATTAATTCATAAGTTTCAACAATACGATTGTAATTATCTCCATGAATTCCGACTGCGACACGTAACCACATATGTTGTACCCGTTCAACAATTTTTTTATCAATTCGCATTAAATATGCACGTTCTAATGTTTTAAATCCGAAATAATCAATTAGATATTCACGGTTATAATTAATGATGTTATCAAGTTTATTTGTTACAAAATGACAGCCCTCAATTTTTTCATCATATAAAATAATAGTATTATAGAGTTCTTCTGATACAAGGGGGGAATGTTTACCATGTTTATCTTTATAAAAGTATAATTTTTTCATTGTGTCAGAAAAACATGAAGACGTATTTTTCATATGATTTGATATAATAATACGACCAGCAAGTGTGCTATAATCAGGATGAACTGATGACATAGATGCACATTGTTCAGCAGATAATTCATCTATTTTAGTAGTAGATATATTATTATATAATTGGTCAATTACTTTCATAACTAGTGCAGTATAATTAATTTTTATATTGGCTTCCATACCAATCTTTTTTATCCTATTCAAAATTTTATCAAAAGAAACAATTTCTTGTTTGCCAGACCGTTTCGTTACATACATTTCTTCATCTATAAGAGAATTTTGCATTGCATTAGACATATCAACCGACATATTATTAGTAAATGATATATATTACTGTCTATATCATTTACTAAACTAAAAATCCAATTTGATTAAACAAATTTTTTTAGTATCTGGTATATTTTGTATCGTATGGACACCAGATATGTCATTCGTTTCCACAAAAACTTTGGGAATTCGTTTTTTTGCAGCTCGGTGTTCATACCCGGTAGTTCGTTCTTGAATAATAATATCCCATACCTCTTTTATTTTAGGCGCTGCCTTCATAAACCACTCTTGATTTCTTTCTATAAGAACACATGAGAATTGGTCAACATACCAATATATAGTAGTAAACAAAACTAACCCTTCGGTTGATGCAGATATTTTTGCATTCGTAATCCATTCGTGAATACTATTATAATTAAGTTCATTATCAATTGGCATATATTTATATATAGGGTCATCATTAGTATCCATGTCTCGTTTTATAAAATGTAATATAATGCCTTTATGACTTTGGTTGGTATCTTCATAGAATGCTTTTTCGGTTGGATATTCTAATATTCGTGTTTCTACAAAATCACATTTATCTAAATCGCATGTTTCCATTTGTATTTGTGTCTGTATCCAATAATCTTCTTTGGGAATACCTGTTATTTCCCGATTTACTATATTTTTAATCTCTAACATACGTCCAAACCGATTACTTGACGGATCAATATTAATTCCATCAGGAGATGCACCGATACATGGTATTGTGGGATGTTGAATACATCCGAATTCTCCGATTTTAGTTTGATACATATTTTCATACAACATAACAGTTACCGGTTCATATTTCACACCCCAATGCATTGGTGAATTTACATTTGTTATTCGTACTTCTGATGGTCCAAGTGTAATAGATTTACATTTTTCATATATTAAACTGTTTATTTGAGACTGACTTCCAAATACTTTCCATAAATTACTTGCAGTAATTAATCCATTACGAAATTCATACCATTCCGGTGTTCGTTGTTCCGGTTGTGGCAATGATTTCAAATAATCTATTTGTTCAGATAAAATGTTTATTTCTGATTGATCAAGTTTATCTAATGTATTAATAGTATATGGTATAGAACGTTGAGGTATTCCACATAAAATAGAATATGTTTCCATAACCCCTTCAACCAGTTCTAATATCTCATCATAATGTTCTTCTTCACATATATCTGCATCTTCCCATTCTGTATATAGAATATCAGTAACATATTTACAAATATTGGAATAAAATGTCGGCGTTGATAATTGTATTAAGTTATTTTGAAAGCATTCGTGTATTAAATCGTATATATCATTTATTATTTCAATGTAATCATCTTCACCGATATCATCAAGTGTAAATGGGTCATAATAAGAATATTCACTATTGGTATCTGATATACATTCACTATTGGTATCTGAAATTATATTACTGGTATCAGTATCACTATACGCAGATGACCAATTATAATCTGTATCAGAATCTTCCATTTAATTTATAATAAAATATTATTTCTATATAATTTATTATATAATCCTTAGATAACGCTCATTCAATTTTGCGATGAATCAATATCGTCTTTTCCAGTAACACGTTTTGGTGTTAAAGATTTTAATGTAGATACACGCTTGGTGTCTATTATGCGAAGTGTAAAACTATGTGAATTAGAATTAAAATGTAAAGCGGGAATTGATGTTATTTGCCCCTTTTCTTTATTATAGACAACATCCTTTGTTTTTTTTAATTTGTTTTTTTCAAGACAATCTACAAAAAATGTCTTCAATGCCTTGACATCTTTTATTGGATATTTATGTTCTTTTCCATACCTCTCGGCAAATTGATGTAATTTTTGAGTTTTTACAGTTTTGTCAATTTTGTTCCAATTATCAAGTTTGTTGCTATTTTTCTCTTTTTCTAATAACCGATCAAGTGCATTATAACTATCTTCGTTATTATTTGTATATGAGGGGGGTACTATATTATTAGATAGGTCGGGCGTTTCAATCGGTTTATCAGCGAACATTATTACTGCCTACTTCTTTATATTATATAACGAGTATTATCTATCTCCTTTTTCTTATATGTTTATAACTGTTCATAAAGATATTTACATAGTCTAATTATGGAGAACATAAAAAAAATAAATATAAATGTCCCTGAAATAAATGATCAATTAGAGAACAATAGTATATCAAATACTAAAATCATAAATATAGATTTAACACCAAAAAAGGATAATAATGAATATGTAGAAAAAGATCCGAAAATACCCCGAAAACGCATTGTGACGAATAATACAGAATGGTCATTTTCAGAATTAGAACTTTCAAATGAGAATCAGTATGTATATGTAAAACAGTTATACGAAGGAAGTGTAGAACATATAAATAAACGAATATGCAACATAATTATAAAACAATTAAAATATAAATTATCAGGATATCATAATCAAGATGTTTTAAAAAACAAATATTCAGAAAGCGAGTTTATAACAATAGACAAGATATTGGAGTTGCTTGTACAATGTAAATGTAAGTGTTATTATTGTAATTCATATACAAAGGTTCTCTATGAATATGTAAGAGAACCGACCCAATGGTCACTTGAACGCATTAACAATGACATAGGGCATAATGATGGTAATGTTACAATTGCATGTTTAAATTGTAATTTAAGGAGGAGAACAATGAACCAAGAACGCTATGTTTTTACAAAACAATTATCATTGATAAAAAAAGAATAACTTTCATTCAAAATATATAAACCTGTTCTACTAATACAATGTATTATATGGAACAATTGACAGATCATAATCATGTTTATGATAAATTGAACTATTTTCATGTTTCTGGAAAAATACCACATTTGATTTTGTATGGGTACCATGGAACAGGAAAGAAGACAATATTAGATTGGTTTATAAATAAGATTTATAATGAGGATAAACCTAGTATAAAGAAAAATGTAATGTCAGTCAACTGCGCACACGGTAAAGGAATAAAGTTCATACGTGACGAATTGAAATTTTTCGCAAAGATAAATATTCAATCCAATAATGGATCAACCTTTAAATCAATCATATTATTAAATGCAGATTATCTAACAATAGATGCCCAGTCCGCATTAAGAAGGTGTATAGAATTATTTAGTCATAATACACGTTTTTTTATTGTGATTGAGAACAAGGATAAATTATTAAACCCCATTTTATCGCGTTTTTGTGAAATTTATATTCCAGAACGTTTTGAGAACAATAATATAATAAATTTACATTCTCATTTTACAAACCAAACATACAATAATAATAATAATAATAATAATATAGATTTAAGTTGGATAAGTGATAAACTAGAAACACTAAGTGAATATACAATAACACATAACGATCTAATTAACGTCGCAAATGAATTATATGAAAAAGGATATTCAGCGATCGATTTAATAGATTGTGTTCAACGTTCTTCTTTATTTAATAAAGAAGAGATATCACGAATTTGTATGTGTTTCAAAATTATAAAATCCGAGTATCGTAGTGAGAACCTATTAACATTATACATATTAGATTATATGTATTTACGTTCAAATACAGACTTAAAAAGTGTTATAACAATATAATTAGATATGGACGATTTTGTATTATCCAATTTGCAAGAATCAAGAAATGAATGGTGTTCTCGTTTGGTAAGTATATTTACACCATTAATCAGCGATGGTATTAAATCTATATTTAATGAAGGATGGAAACTATGTTTAGACAATGATGAAGCCGCCAAATATTTAATGACATTTCAAAACTTATTATCCCGCATTCCTAAATGGAACAGTGAAATTATTGAAGATGAACGAAAACGCATTATTGAGCGTAGTGGGTGTAATTATTTAGAAGATTTGATTACTTGTGTTCATATTATTCAATTAAAGGTATTAACATGTATACGTGTAGGAAATAAACAGAAGAAGATTGATATTTCAATACCGAAACTTGATAATTTTATTCATAAAGTTTATATAAATGTTGCTCGTAAATTGTATGCAAATATCTATTTATTTGATAAAAGTATTACACCATTACAGCAACAGAAAAATGCACGTGAAGTTGAGAACATTGTTCAAGAAAGTATTCTAATATCTATTCGTGAAAGTATTCCAACGGAGGCAATTATTCGTGCCTATATGGATGAAAGTCTAGAACAAGAAGAAGAGGTTATAATAGAAAAGATAGAAGAGCCCGAATCCGAGCCTGAATCCAACGCAAATAATGATACTGTCGCGTCCGAAAATACTGCTGAGAATTCTATTACTAAGGAAGAGGAATTGCCTGCAATTGTCCCAACTATTCAAGATATTGATAATGAAAACGTTGTTACCAAGTTATCATTTAATGACTTAGACCATGTATTAGATGAAACTGATAATGTAAGTAATATAGAAGCTCCAAAGAATATTGAACGTTTGGAAGAAATAAGTACATCTCGCGCAATCCAGCGTAAATTAGATGAAGAAAGCGATGATGAAGACCGTATTCAAATTCATAATGATTCTATTGATTTAAGTGGTTTTGATGTATTGGACAAAGAACCAGGAATAAAAACGATTCCCGATCCACTTGTCTTAGATAATGTAGAGGAGTTGTTCTAATCATCTAATAATTTAGGAATATGCGTATAGATAAATATATAAAAATCAATCCGTTTTATATATTTTTACCAAACAATGGAGAAAATATTTATGTTAGCATTATTAATAACATTTTTGTTTTGTTCCTTAAAAATAATTGAAATGAAATATGTGACAAAGGAATGGAAACCATTAAAAACAGTAATTCGTGACGCAGTAATTGTATTTGTAGCAAGTATGGCTTCAACATTTGTATTCAATGTATCTAATGGAACGCTTAGTGATTTTTTCAATATTGTTACTGATAATAAAGTATTAAACCCTGCCACAACTGAAATATTTACAGGTGATCCTGGTTTTTGATCATACCATTTTTGGTAAATTCTGGAATATAATTGAATACATTAATATTACTTGGTAGATGTTCTCTATCAATATAAGACACAACATCATTTGCAATATACAATGTATATTGCATATCAGAATTATTTACTAAACACTTACTTGTCCATTTGTCTAATTTCAATACTTCATTTAAACCAACAATGCGTCCAGTAACACCAAGATGTTGGGGGGGACGTTTTCCAGGTCGCCCATTTGTATGTTTTATTCTCCATTCACAAGACAATGCGTTCTTATGATCAACAAAACCGGTAAGCAATGCATATATTTCCCACCCACCGCCACGTCCATGTGTATATACTGCGCCACCGGATATTTCTTCATTATGTTGTCTGAGACGACGGTATGGATTATTTGTTGATCCATTATAAGACAAGTGACTATATCGTTGTTGTTTATTCCTTAAAATATAACAATACCATTGTTCTTGTGGCGTGTCAATCTCAGACATAATTATCTTAATATACAAAATGGATATTTTATTGATACAACAAATACGTAAATATCCATTTTGTATAACCTATTATTTACTCAGGTTCTCAATATAGTAATAAAAATTAGACACAACAAGGTAGACAATCAATATCTGTAAGATCACTTGCTTGTATTTCTTCATTAGATAAGAATTGATTAAAATAGGAGTGGTTTAATTGTTCTTGTGGAGTATGATTATGTACTGTTCTCGCCACCATCTTATATAATTTGAAATTAGGATAACGTTCGTCACCATTTCTTTTGTATAATACATTTTTTCCTCTATCATCAGAGCACCACCGAACAATAGTTTGTTGTAAATCATCATAGAGTGATGGATCAATATCATCAGGAATAATAAAATCATATACAGAACATCCTAGCCGACATAGGTCAAAACTATAATTTGGTTCAATAACGGGCTTGGTTTCATCGTAATAAGGTTCGCAATTATATTGAGTAGCAGCATCTCCACCTGGTCCAAAACTATCACTGCACATAATCTTACCTTTATATTTGTAAATGCTTCGACCAAAATCAATTAATTTGAATATTTTTCCATACGTAGGTACCTTGTATGTTTTGTTCTCAAATTTGTAATATAAAAATGCTTTTTCAGTAGGGATATACATAATGTTGTTTGTATGTAGGTCATTGTGTGTAAAATGAAACATCTTTTGGTAAGAAATTAACACCATTATAATCTGAAATAATGCAGATGCCGCATTATCCTCGTTAATTTGATGTTTTGAAAATAACTCATCCAATGTTCCCGTACATTTTTCTAAACAAATTAGCTGAACTGGAAAGTTGTTTATATAGCCATACTGAGTTTCATCTATATCATTGGATATTGTACTACCGGTTTCATCACTAGAATTTGATTCAGTTTCCCAGTCACCATCATCCTCTTGTGAGCTAATATCTTCATCTGAACTATCATTACACTCGCTATTATCATCGCTAGATGAGGTTTCACTTGTATTACCCGAATTATTTGAAATAGGTTCAGTTACATTGGTATAAACAATTTCAGTGTCTTGACTAGTTAAATCATCCGTGGTTAAATCTTCGGTAATGGATATAGCACTTATATTATGATTATTTGTATTTGATATTCTTAATTTCGCACGATTTGTTCTTGATCCATTTGCATATAATGAATTATGATCATGGTTACATATAGAAAATAATTTATCTATATTATCATTAAAGTATTGTGAAGTAATTAAATACTCCATATCATCTACAACATCCATTTTGAATTTATCTTGAATACCAAGAAAACTACCATAAAAATCTATGCCATGCACAAAATTATATTCATGTAACGTTTTACTTGATAAGTAATAAAAGAAAGAATCTGTATATGCAGAATTATTTGGATCGTCTAATTTAGAGAACCCAATTCTATTATATAAAGGCAATCTACGAATATTATCACCGTCATTTTTGTATTTTCCAATCATATATCGTATTGGGTCTAATAATGGAGAATACTTGATAAAAACAGGCTTGTTATAAATGATATTTTGATTTATATCTTTTACCGTATCGGTAGATACCATATGATATTTATGATTTAATTGAATATTATTGAAATTATTTTCCGATAAGGACAAAAAACGATGATATATAGGATTATAATTTTGAAGTTTTGTTATACGAAACGGATTATAGTTATTAATCAAATCATCTTCTGAATGATTATAAGTTTCTTCTAAATGATTTATATGAATCAGATTGTTCTCGTGAGTAGCTATTGAAAAAATAGGCAATGTTGTCATTTTATGTATAAAATAGTATAAGTGTTTCTTATAAAATTTTTTATCATTTTAAACTAATCATTTAGCACGTTTGATTATAGATAGAAATATATGCTTTGTTATTATACCATAGACAAATATGACATTAGAATTGAAAAAATTTAATATGCGAGAGATTACATTTAAGCCGGACGAGAATAAAGGTCCGGTTATTGTTATGATTGGTCGCCGTGATACGGGAAAATCATTTTTAGTAAGAGATTTGTTATTTTATCATCAAGATATACCTATCGGGACCGTTATTTCAGGAACAGAAGCAGGTAATGGGTTTTATGCTGCTCATGTACCTAAATTATTTATTCATGAAGAATATAACACAGTTCTAATTGAGAATGTGTTACGACGACAAAAAACAGTATTAAAACAGGTGAATAAGGAAATAGAAACATATCGTAGGACAACAATAGATCCCCGAGCGTTTGTTATATTAGATGATTGTTTATATGATCAATCTTGGACCCGTGATAAAATGATGAGGTTATTATTTATGAATGGACGTCATTGGAAAGTTATGTTAATTATTACTATGCAATATCCATTAGGTATTCCACCGAATTTAAGAACAAATATTGATTATGTTTTTATTTTAAGAGAACCTTATCTTACCAATAGAAAACGTATATGGGAGAACTATGCAAGTATGTTTCCTACATTAGAAGCATTTTGTGGCGTTATGGACCAAACAACCGAAAATTATGAATGTTTGGTTATCAATAATAATGCAAAATCAAATAAGTTGAATGACCAAATTTTTTGGTATAAAGCAGAGAAAAAACCCGATTTTAAATTAGGATCAAAAGAGTTTTGGGAAATATCTAAAAATATGGGTTCCGACGATGAGGATGAATATGATCCGAGTAAAGGAAAAAAGCGTACTGGACCTGCAATTAATGTAAAAAAAAGTAAGTGGTAATATTATTTGTATAGTATTTTATGGATCATATTTTGATTCATCTTCTTCTTCATAATAATCATCTTCGTCTGAATTATATTGTTGATTGGTAACAATATTTGCATCATCTATATTTATACTAGCAACATTTTCTATAATATTTGTATCTATTGTTAATGGCTGATGTTCAAACAAATTTGTTTGACATAAATGATCCATTAGACTTTCTAGAGTATTATATTTATTATCATTGTCTAAGCATTCTCTGAATTCATTAGATAGTGATATAATATTTGCATCATCTATATTTATACTAGCAACATTTTCTATAATATTGGGATTATTGCTATTTAACTCATCATCATCATCATCTTCGTCTTCGTCATCATCATCATCATCTTCGTCATTATTATCGTCATCATCATCATCATCTTCGTCATCATCATCTTCGTCATCATCATCTTCGTCATCATTCATATAGGATGAAGTTGCTAGTGAAGTATGTGATTTTAGATAATAACATTTATTAAGATTATATTTATCATATGGATCTGGTATTTTGTCATATGATATATGATTTGTATTATAACTTACACGACATTTTGATTTATTATTAACCAAAATTATTTTTCGTCCAAAAGCTGGATTAAATTCATTAAATTCATTCAACTTATATTTGATAATAATTCTAGATTGTCGTCTAACGCTCATATCTAATGAATAACACATATTGAGATACAAAGTAAGATATGGTTTAAATATATCAAGAAGTATATCATCTGGAAATTCAAGGTCAATTTGTATTTCATTATTATATGTAAGCATATCGTAAATATAGTCAAGTAACACATCTTTATCTTCATTATTAATAAATTGACGAATGTATGTTTCTCTAATTAATGTACGATTATTTCGTTGAAATACGGTTAAGTTGAAATTACACAGAAAGAATTGATATAATAGAATAGGCATTTTTATTATGCGTAGTTTGACTTGAAAATAAATGTTATATAAATCAGCAATTGTGAATGGTAAATTATTATAAGGATTCTTGCATGCAAGAGGTTCGGAAACAAAATATGGCGAATTAGATAATGAACTTGTAATAATTTTAATTAAATCCGTAATATTAAATAAATATCGTTGTTTATTGTGTAGTATTGTAATAACATTTGGATTATCAGATGATAATTTCGCTAAGTATAAATCAGTGTTAATTATAACAGGCGAACGTTTGAATTTAAAATGGTATGCTAATCTACAAAATGCATTATAATGACGTTGACTACGTATATATAAAGAATTAATATACGTTCTTACGTCTTTTGGAATAAATGTGATATCATTTATCATTTTAAAGAATTGAAACTTAGACAATTTATTAAAATCGTTTATATCATAAGTATTTGTAATTAAAATCCCATTCATATTTTTGTCTATTAATTGTATATCATATTTATGAATTAGTTTAAACAGCATAAGGCTGATAAAGTTACATTTAGAACTTGTATATATAATATCATTATTATTAATGGTATTATCAAAATCTGTTTTATAATGATCACTTACTTCTTTTAATGTACATGTACCTGCAAGATCAAAATTATATAGCGTATCACTATTCGATGAGTTTAACTTATTAGCGATAAGCGAAAATGTATTCATAATTATAAGTTAGCTATTGGATTTATTCCTATGTTATTGTTACAATACATATGTAAGTAACTTAAATTCAATTTTATGATGTTTTATTTATTATAACCTATTACTCTTTTTCACCACTTTCTTTGTCTGCATCTGCTAATACCTCGTCGCGTAACTGTGCAGTTTCTATGACTGGTTCTCTGCTATCAAAATCAACAGTTTCTTTAACTCCTACAAGATTACCATCCTCGTCCATTGTTTGAGTAAGAACATTTCCACTACTCTTTGCCTTTTCAATATTTTCCATAATAGCCTTTTTCTTTGTTTCACGAATGCGTTCTTCAAACTCCTTTTTAGCCATTTCTTCATTCTTAATCTTTTCTTTATGTAAAGCATTTAATTCTTCTTCTAAGTGTTCAACTCTTCCCGTCTTATATGCATCTGGATCCCATGGAACCCATACACCAACTGGTCCTACATAAATATCATGGTTAGGATCTAATTCACGCATCTTTTTACATTTTTCTTCGGCTTCATCCTGTGTTGCATACGAACCGCGAATTTTAACACCACGTACAGAAGTTTGGAACGCATGTTCCCTGTTAAATGTTTCATTAAGTTTGTCTTCTTGTTTATCCAAGAAATTTTTATAATCATCTTCAATGCCACTTTTCTTTAATTTATCAGTCTCTTCCTTGACAAAGTCATTAAAATCATCAATAAGAGTTTCCACTTTTAAATTGTACTTGTAGGCAATAAAATGAATGAATTCAAAATACCTTTCCATAGATTTAGAAAACTCCCAATTCTTTATAAATTGGTTAAATAAATAAACCTCCCTCTTTTTTAAAATTTTTTCAGGTGATACAAATGACATGCATGCGAACTTTTGCCCGGCAATTGGAGGATCTTCGTCACAAAGATCTACATATTTTGTATTAGGGGTACCGTCAGCATGTAGTTTAGTTTCAAAACTAGACATAATAGTAATATAAATAATATAACAAAGACTGTTTAAGTTTTTTTATAACAATAATATTTAGCAAAAATAGAATCCTTTGCATTAATTAATTGCAATCCAACCGTTTTTTTTTGTTACAATATAATATAATCATGCTTGATTTAAACGAATTGGTAAAACGCGCAATCAAATACCTTATTGAAGGTTTAGTAGTAGCTCTCGCTGCCTTTGCTATCCCAAAGAAGCAACTCAATGTTGAGGAAATTGTCATCATTGCATTAACCGCTGCTGCTACATTCAGCATCCTTGATGTGTTCATCCCATCTATGGGAAGTAGTGCTCGTGGAGGTGCCGGATTTGGTATTGGTGCAAACCTTGTAGGTGGTTTAAAGATGGTCGCTTAAATTTAGCACCAAATACAGTCATATTTTAAGTATAGTAATTATTATACTCAAAAAATTGAATTAAATAAATGATAATATTGAATGATAATCATAACATTCATAATGGAAACTACCAATACAGCTGTTAAAGAATTAGACATTTACGACTTCTTATCAACCGATGATGTATCTTCACATAATCATTATCATCGCCGTCGTAATGATAAAACAAAAGGTTATCGTCAACAAGTTGAATATGGCGCAAAAAAATACATTAAGCCTTGACGTACGGGTACAAAAAGCCAACAAATTCCAACAAAAGGAAATGGCAAACATAGATAGATAAAAAGTATAATAACAACAAAATATTCATTTGATTATTTTGTTATAGAAGAAATGACGACATTTGATAGTGGCGTAATCCACTATACTATTGAAAGTCCGACCTATTTATACCAGATATAATACAAATGAATATAACAAAAATTAGAATTGGGAAATATTGTTATATGATAATTTAAGCATCATAATAAGGATTATCATGTATCTTCATACCACAATATTCTTGTGGTTTTTTTTTGTAATCAACTGGATTATGAATATTGGCTTCTTTAGCATTATCTAATAAGAATTTAAAATTCGTCCAAAAATCACTCTTATGTCCAATTGATTCAGTCATAATATGTGCTAATTCATGAATTGCAACAAATGTTAATGTATGTTCATCAATAAGATTTTCATTGTCTTGTTTTTTCTGGTTTAGACAGAATGCTACTTTTTCACCTTTGTTCTCACTATATGCAGTATAACTACTTGTAGGTAATGTTTCCATAATTTTATCTGAATTAAATCCTTTAACCAAACGCTTAACACATGGTTTATCTTCATGATTATTGTTCATATAATCAACTAATTCTTGACATTTTGTAGTGACCTTTGCTAATAAGTTAGCAGCATCGGTTATACGTTTACGATCACGAACACAATATTTATTTCCATCAACGGAGGATACTACACATTTTAATTTGAAACTTTCAATATTGTCATAATATGTATATCCAGATATGCCTAATATCAATAATATAATGGTATATCCTAAAATATCTCCTTTGTCCATCTCTTTATATAATATTGATGATTTATTATTATTGTCAATATTATAATTACAATTTACTAGTTGTAAAAAGATACTTATTGTCTAGATCCAAGTTCTAATTCTACACGAGAATCAGGTTCAATCGTACTTTGGTTCCATGGTCCGACATCAGCCTTTGGGACAATAGGATCAGAACGTAATTGTAAATTTGCGTTACGTAAACTGCTACTCTCCATACCTATATGTTTAGCAGCTAGACCAGTTAGCCCCTCCACATTTGTCATAGAAGAAGGGTTTAATTCGGACCATTGGCTGTTTTTATCTTGTGGTAATAAATCAGTAGGGTTGGCTACTTCTTTTAATGCATAACCAGCATCGGGTGCAGCTGATGGGGAAACTTCCTTAGAAACCACCTTATCTTTTACTAGGTCAACCTCTTGTTTATCGCCGCTACCGTCTTGCATAGCATCTAAGTAAGTAACCTTTTGGTCAGAGTAAGATAATAATCCCCAAGCGAGAACACCGAAAATAAGAACTACTAAAACGAATTCCTTTGTGAAACAACTTTGAAGAGCAGATTTAATTCCCTTAAACATGTTTTGTTTATATAAACGACTGACAAAATTTTTTATGTGAATTGAATTAAATTAAATATGCTAAAATATAGAACATTTCGGCTTCTGATATTTTATTCATCATCATATTCTGATTCTAAATCGCTATCGTCACTATCGTCAATATCATCTAACATGTATTTGTTTTTTATATTTTTTGCTTCTAAATAAGAAGCGAGTGCTAATTCACGTGCATATTTTGCCTTTTTTCTTGCTTCTCTGTATAATTCATAATATACATCATTTCGTTTTTTTAAAGTAATTTGATCATTTTCAGGCAATTCCTCTAAATTAAATGTGATTTCTTCCATTCCATCCAAATTAATGGTATTATGAATACTATGGACTGGTTCTTCTAATGTTTCTAATATATCATCGGTAGTTTGTTCAACAATTTCATCATTATTTTCTGTATTTACACTTATTCCTAAATCTAAATCTTCTTCGCTCTCATTTACAGTTTCTACAATCACGTCGTCTTCTACTTGTGCAATTACTTTCGGCAATAGTTCGGATTCTTCTACATTATTGTCAATTGGTTCTACTTCTTGACTAATTAGTCTATTTTCAACAATTGTTTCCATTGGTTCATTTGTTTCCATTGGTTCATTTGTTTCCATTGGTTCATTTGTTTCCATTGGTTCATTTGTTTCCATTGGTTCATCATTCGTTTTATAATAAGTGTCTGATACGGGTTGCTTGTTAATAGGTGTAAAAAGGCATGTATCAAACAAATTTTCTGGTTTCAATGCCATTATTTGTTTAATTTCTATATCAATCTGAAAACTTCGCGCAGAACATCGGATACCTTGTATTTCTATAATAGTGGCTAATTTGGTTGTATCTTTAATGGTGCTATATTCGGTTTCTGAACCGTCTTCTGTAAATATTTTTAATTTTGGTTTGTCTAAAACAGTTTGTATGTTAGACCGTAATGTATAATATTGACCAGATTTATATAATTTGATTGGCGAAGTGAAGTAATTCTCTATGTCAGGGAGCTCCATTTCATTATCAAACCATCTATCCCTGTTATCAAAAATATATTGATGACAATATAATTCCAAGTTCTCTATCCAATGAATAAAAGATGCATTTTCATTTGTAAACATTAGGTCACTGTAATATCGTTTTCCTACTTTAACGATACCTTGTTTGGTAGTACATTTAGGAGGTTGAACATATAATGGGTTGCCACTGTTAATTAAAAACTTTATCAAATGTGTATTTCCCTGAGGAATGGGTTTAGTTAATTCAAGTTTGCTAAAATCAAAGGTATCAAAATCCTCATTTGTATTATAAATGTTCTCCATTATACAATATAGATAGGTAGTCTTTAATATAATTTTTCGGCAATTATCGTTCTAATGATCTTGTGTATTTGATAATAAATATTCATATTCGTCATTGAAATCGTCTAACTTTATTATAGTTTCTATACGTTTTTTTTCAATATATTGAGAACAAATTCCACAATGGTCTTCGTTTGAATAATCAACCACTAAATTTATATTTTTATTTGTATATAATTTCCAACGTCCCAATGGATTTGCTGCATAATTTTTTTGATATATTGACCTACGAATAACATCAATAGCGTGTTTGAATGTAATTTTAGTATTTACTGACATTGTGTATAATGATTAATGATTGTATTCTTATTTGTTTGTATTCAATTTTATCATTGTTTATGTATGATACGTTTGATGCAACTGACTTATTTATGCGTATTTTGTAATATATGTATAAAAAACGAAAGATAGAAGGTTATGCTGATTTTTTTATTAATGAAGAAATTAAAAATAACATTCGTGAAATAATTAAGCCCATATTTGATACCATATACAATGAAGTGAATATCTATATTTGGGTGATTTGCTTTTATAATATATTTCTTGTATTCATCATTTTAGCCAATTTGTTCTTATTAATGAAATTATCAAATAAATTATCAAAGATTGCTTATTTAGATAAATAAAATAATATGCGGAATGTATATAATGCCGCATACAAATACAAGAAAGCATAGAAAGGGTTCTAAAAAAATGATGAAGGGTGGGGATACTACTGGTGAAGATGATAAAGAAGGCTTTTTCGATAGCATGCTAAAATCAGTAAAAAAAGTGGTTGCTCCTGCTACTACTGATGATGCTACTACTGGTGCTCCTGCTGCTACTACTGGTGTTCCTGGCGTTCCTGGTGCTCCTACTATTGTTCCTACTGCTCCTGCTGCTCCTACTATTGTTCCTACTGCTCCTGCTGCTCCTACTGCTCCTGCTGCTGCTCCTACTGGTTATGGTGCTCCACCTCCTACTAGTGCTAAACTATTCGGAGGAAAAAAACGCAGAACAAAGAAGCAAAGAAAATCAAAGAAGCAAAGAAAAACAAAGAAGAAGACATCCGCTTGGACTAAATTCGTTACTAAATTCTACAATAACAAAAAAAAGCTCAACCCAGGTTATATGTTCAAGGATGCATTAAAGGAAGGTGGTATGGTATATAACAAACCCTAGGTTATTAGTTCATCTATACATTTAGAGATATGATAATATTATAAAAAACTATGGATAATATTAATCAAAATGAAAAATCGCTTATTATTCAAGAACCACAGCTAACCAAAAAAGAACTAATACACGAAGTTCAACGCTGGGTTCTCGCAGAAGCACAATTGAAACAAATAAATGAGAAAGTAAAGGCATTACGAGATATCAAATCACAATCATCATCAGTTATAACCATGTATATGAAAAATAACAATCATACAGGCAATATAAAAATAAGTGATGGAGAACTTCGTATATGTGAAAAGAAAGAATATACACCATTAACCTTTGGATATTTGGAAAAATGTTTAGCAGATATTATACCGGACGAAACCCATGTGCAATATATTATTAAATATGTAAAAGAGAACCGAGAAATAACAACAAGTCGGGATATTAAACGTATTTATAATAAATTATAAATATGACCAGAATATATAAATATGATCATTGAACCATCTTTTGCAAACAATTTAACAGGTGGTGCTTATCCAATTACTAACTTCTTTCCAAATATGAACGGAGGACAAGAAGGAGGTTCTTTATTACAAGAAGGAATGAAACGATTAGAACATCTAGCCATACCAGCTGGACTTGTAATAAATTCAAACTATAATGACGCACCTATAAAGTATAAGACAAATCAAAATATTGATATAGTAGACGAGAACCTGTTCAATACATTATTTGATAATATTTCACACAAAAAAAGGCATTCACAACATAGTAGAAAAGAAAAGTACAAGGTTACAAAAAACACAACGCGTGGTCGTAAATAAGAATCGCAAATCTAATTATTAGACTCGTAATAGAGAACATATATTAGTATAATTAAATAATATACATGGATTTCCTATCTAAAATAAGAAAATATAATATTAATGAACTAAGTCGTATGGTTTATGAAAACAAATTAATATTATCTATGATATCAATGCACTGGATAATGTTCATTGCCCCATTATTAATCACACTATTAACCAACGATATATCCATCTTAGTAATGGTGAGTATGTTTTTATTATCAATATTGACCATAAATATAGTTTTTCATGATTGTCCGATATCAATGTTTGAAGATAGATATTTAGGACATACCATGATTGATACAGTAAGCGAAGATATACATCTGAATTATAACAGCACACAACGAGGAGAAATGACAGTTCAATGGTTATTTATGGCTATATTAACAGTACATGCAAAAATCTTCTTATTGCTATTAAAGCATTGTTTTTTTACTTTTTTGTCAGAAGAATAATATACATTTATATTAGCTATGTTACACAAATTAAAATACTCACCCATATATTCATATCAAGATGGTCTAATAATAAATGCAATAAAATTTATAGATGTAAATATGGTTATGTATATAACTACTATTTTGATAGGATTTATTATTAATTACAAGACAAATGACTGTATAATACGAACAGTCTTAACTTATTTAGCAATTACATTATGGACATATTATGTACATGATATAATGCATAAATATGAGAACAGTCCAATCGGAAAAATTCACGCAATACACCATAATTCAAAATACAAAGATGATATTAGTGTTGAAATATTGGAAATTTTGGTAAATGTAATTATTATTGGAGGTTTATTTTGGATACCAGTTATGTTATGGATTGAGAACACTATCGGTTTCCGTATTGTAAATTATTATATGATATTGATATGGTCATTTATGTTCATGACGTATCACTTGATTAATTATCATATCTACAATGCAGATGTACATTGCCAACATCACCAAGAGAATGGAGAAAATAATTATGGACCCGAATGGTATGATATATTATTTAATACAAAAGCAGAACATAGTAAAATAGAAGATATGAATAGTGGAGTTATAAATAACATAATTTTGACATTCATTGTATTATATTTAAAAGATACACCATATGATCTTGTTGATATATTCAGAAAAAAGGTAGTATAATAAGAACTATCATTTGATATCAAAATTCTATTGATATCAACTTGTAAAATACAATCTAATAACGTGACCACTGATTTGTGTTATGAGAACTAATCTGTAATACTTTATCTGCGTCGTCTTTCCATTTTTTTACTTTTTCATCAAGTTCCTTATCGGTTTTGCTCTTGGGAAAAACTTGGTTTTGTTTGGCATTCATTCTATTCAGGTCATTTTCACTAGCTTTTGGTTTTTTACCAAAACAATTCACGCCAAATTTGAGATATGGGTTTGCTATATAGCCACCATTTACACCTGGACGTCCACAATTATTTTTTGTCTTGGGATCCTTCTGTAAATTATCCCAAGTACCTTTTTGTGTAGGGAAGAACGCCATTTGATTTTCTGACCATCCATAACTACACCATTCTGCACCATTATTATATGCATTCTCTATCTGGTCATAGGTTGCAATTTTGGCACCATACGAACTACATATGGCTTGTGCATCATCATATGAATACAAGTTATTTGATATATTAAAGACCTCATTCTGTTCAACTACAACAGGTGCAGTAGGTTTCGGTTCTGGTTGTTTCTTAAATGGATTTAATTTATCAAACAAATCATCCAAAGAAACTCCCAAAATGTATTTGAAAAAAGTAACAATCGTTATTATCAAAAATGCAATCCAAGATGTGTTCTCAATTAAAGATATAAATATGGGCTTTGCTTCGGCGGACATTGGAATCCTAAATAGGTAAATAATAGTGTATAACATAACAATAAACAATGAGGTTGTTATAAGTGAATATGGACTATTTAAATAATCAATACCATTATTAAATGTAGTTTCAATATCTTCACTAAATTTGTTTTCAGGAACAGAATAATAATATGTAATTACATACAACAATATACCACAAAATAGTAAAATATCAAACATTCTTCCTAAGTTTACTTGCAAGCTTGATGTATTGGAATTTCTAAAAAACATTCCCAATACAAAATAGGCTAAAATATATACTACTAAAAACCATGCTATTAATATGAAGGTTGATTTTTGAAATATACCAATGCCAATGTCTTTAATAATTTTAATATCAGTATCAACAACAGTATCTTCATTTGTATCATTCATCTCATTATTGTCAGAAGATTCTGAATCAGGTTCCATTTCAATATCTTCTATATCATTTTTATTTGCCTCATCATCAGTAAACTCAGTATCTACAATATCCGTAGGCTCGTTTGTTGGCATTACTTTATACTATATTTACTTATTTTTTTTTCGGTAAAATAAACAATAGGCATTTTGTGACACTAATTCCTTTTCATCAGTAATAATAGACATATTTTCATCATCAAAATGAACCCATTTATTGTCCGCATTATTTATACATGCAGTATAATGACCACCAGATATTCCACCAAAATGATTACTTACACCATATAAGTCATAGACATATGATTTTGGATTATATCCTTTTACATATCGTGACAAATCCAAATCTTTAATTGGAAAATCAATATTAGTTCCTATTTTATGTAGTCCATCGGGTGTGAATCGTTTTAATACAATGACCAATATTTTGGGGAAATTCCAAAAGGATAATTGTTTTACTACATCCTCTTTTTTCTTCGTTTTTTCATTATACCAAGCATTGTCTCCTTCTAGTTTTTCTGACTTGATATATTCATTAAAACAATTATATATATTAGTTAATGGCGTGTTTCCATTCACAATAGGTAAATCCAATACAAAAAAATTCTCGGGGTTCATTGCATGATACGTTTTCATATCACTTGAAATAATTTCAGAGACATACATACCATAAAATAGGTTCATTATTTCAGAATATTCATTTGCATAAATATCCTTTAACATTTTAAAACATCTAGTAGCCATAATATCCCTGTTATTTTTTGGATTACCTGAAATATTCATATTTACTGGTCGTGATATGCTGTTATGCATACAATCAATAATAAATAATAAAAATTCGGGCATATCATTTTGAGCATATCCTGTAAACAAATCCTTATCTTTATTTTTTGCAACAATTTGGACATTATGAACGAATTTCCGTGGTGATACTACCCCATTTCCACTCCACATAACCTCTCTAAGATCATTCCATTCATTCAATATCTTACTATCGTCTGATTTCAACTTGATATATTTTTGAATCATATTATTATCCAACAGTTGGTTCAGCTCATATGTGTGATTTAATACTTGAATACTTGCATTCAAAAAACACGTATTTCCTAAGTTTGCCATTCCAGTCATACCTTTATTGTAGTATTTTGATAAATCCATTATTATATCTATATTTAAATCTATATAGATACTAATCTTTACATCTTTTATAATAACTATTTATATGAATCCAAATGAAATACATTATAGAACAAGAGTAGAAGCACAGGCTTCTTATAATGCGGCAATACATTCTATGCGAGATATAATGCATGGTTATAATGAAAATATCCATACATATTTAGATATTATGCAATCATTAGACCGTGAAATACACCTACCAATACCACCAAGTACTCCACCATTTAGACAGAACCTTCATACACATACTAGACCGAATACAAATACTAGACCGAATGCAAATACTAGACCGAATGCAAATACTAGACCGAATGCACGTGCTACACAGAACACAAATACTATACCTAATGCACGTGCTACACAGAACACAAATACTATACCTAATGTAATTACAAGATTATTTAATTTTCGGTCAGGAACAACCGGTCCATTACATACAGTTACCCAATCTAATATGGAAGATGTAGTAATCCGACCAAGCATATTGCAAATAACAAATGCAACCGAGATTTTCATTTTCAACCAAACCGTGGATGAACCGTCAAGATGCCCAATAACACTTGAAGATTTCACAGACAATGACGTTATAACCAGAATTAAACACTGCCGGCATACATTTAGCACAGCAGCTATAAACAATTGGTTCAATAATCATGTAAGATGTCCTGTATGTAGGTATGATATAAGGGATTTTACGCCGCCATCTGATATTTCAAATAATAATCCTCCATCTGATATTTCAAATAATAATGATGATGCAATGGATATAGAACCGGAAAATGGTTCAATAGAGTCTACAATGCAAGATCTAACAACTGAGATTACGAATATAATGGCAAATTATTTTACAGAAAATATTGGATCAACTCTAAGAGATCTATCTAATAATACAATATATCATTTTGATATTCCTATCGTTACGACTACTAGTTATATGGAGGACGATATACAACAAGACGACGCATCCGTTGAATAATAAAAATATTGGAATAATTATACTATATTATGATTGGTATAATTATTTTTTAACAAAGAATGCATTAAGTGTTTGAATATTATTTTTTTTATTATATATTTTGGTAAGAACTTTGTCAAATAGCAATAGTTTAACTCTTGCACTAGATAGTTTTTCTTTCTTTTTCATAAATAATTCAAAATCATGACCATGTTCTTTTTCTAAAACAGCAACCTCTTTATGGTATGTCTTAATTGCTGACTTTTTATTTTGCATAGTCCAAATTTGTTCTAATGCAAGTCCAAATAATTGTTGTAGTGGTTTCATCAATTGGTTTGTAATATAATGTGTATAATCAATTTGTAAATTATTATCTACAATATATTCCGTAGTTTCTATTTTATCGCCCATAAGAGCTTTGGGATTATTATTTACAATAAATACAAATTTCATACGATCACCAGGTTTTGGTTTGTTACCAGGATCACGTTGTCCAATTCTATCTGCTAGTACTTTATGACCAATTTGATTTGGATTTTTATAATCACCCCGTAAAGCTTTTGTAATAGCTAATTTATCCATATTGACTCTTCCTTCAATTAGCTCATTCAACGCGTAATCCAGATATTTTATAGCACTACCAACATCATTTTCTTTCATGAGAATATTTAATATTTCACCATAAACATCTTTTAAATAATCACATGAGTCACGGCGTTTAATTGATAAACCCATATATTTTAAGTACCCTTTATTAGGGTCTTCCTCGTATAACATACCAACATAACGTTTTTTTGATAATAAGATAAATGGCATTAACGTTTTTTCATACTCTAAATACATTGGTGGTTTTAAATAATTACTTGATAAAATCGCTGCATCTTGTGCAATTTCAATTGTCATTTCTAATGCAGGTTTGCCCGTAATTTTTTCACCAGTTTCAGGGTGTTCAAGATTGAATGTGAAGAATACCGAATCTGTATCTCCATATACATATTCCGCTCTACAACGAACTTGTCCATGAGATTTGGTTTCATATATTAGATTTCCATATACTTCTTCAATTATACGTTTACCATATATAATCATCATTCTACCTGTTGCCGTAGTAGATGCAGCAACATCTTTCTCATAAAATGTAGATGTCCTTGAACCACACTGACCATATAATGAATTCGCAGTTACTTTGTATCCAAGTTGTCGTTTATCCAAAATATTCTGCACAAACGGATCTTTTTCGGTCTTAATCATTTTACGTGTATCCTTTCTAGCTTTTAATAATTCTTCTAGAATAGATGGCATAATTGATTTTTGATTATCTGGTAATTGTGCCCATCTACATGTCATTCTCCCAACCTTTGTCTTTACTTTTCGTGATAAAGGATTTTGTGGATTTCGTAAATATTCAAAATTATCATAATCAATATCAATATATTGATATCCAGGTAGATTATCATAGATGAAATTGCCATCTTTATCACGTTCACCTGTTATATGAATTAATTTATCATCTAAATCATACGTCTTGGTCCATACTTTACTGTCATGTGAGTAATTTTGGCTAATCATAGAAGATGGATATAGTGACGAATAATCAACACACGCAACTGGATTATCCATATACATAGAACATTTTGGTGGAAGAACAATTGCGCCCTCATAACCTTCTTCCTTATAAGTCTTTTCTAAGTCAGGCATAAGTGTATTTTTTTCACGACATTTTTTCGCAACGAAACTTGTTAGTTTTATACCCTGCCCACGAAAGATCAAGAAACTAATCGGCACACTACAAATACTTGCCATCTCTGTATATCCAGTAATTACATCAATCTTATTCATTAAATGATGAACCAGATTACAATCTTGAACACAATACTTTGCAACAATTGCTCTGTCAGCAGAAGTTCCATTTGCTAATCTGAAAATATCTTGTGGCGTTACGTCATCTTTTGCTGTACCCCATTTCAACGATCGGTTTGTTGTTATATCTTCATGACCATCAATAATAATAACATTATATGTATTTACCTTTTCTTCACCATTAACTATATCAGTTACCTCTTTATTTTGTATAATATCCATTACATGAAATTTCTTACCATTTTTATAATAATCAATGGTTACTCCTCCCAATTCAATATGTATATAGTCTCCAATATGAAGACCCGTCAAATTTTTACTATATAGTTCGGTAACATCACCATATTGTGAATGAGTATTGCATACGATCTTTTTAATACTATCACTAATATAGAGACCAGCTACATCATCTAATTTATAAGATGATAAGTTGAAATCTCGTCTGAAATAAGCATACATATCAATTTGCAAACGCCCCGTGATTTTTGGATATCTTAGATCATATTCACCACTCGCTATCTGCATTTTAGTATTTTCTATTACTAAATTTCGGTCTTTGTCTTCGCTAGCACAAATCTCGTCTATTTTACGAGACAATTTCAAGAATTTACGCTCGCAATCATTCTCTTGAGCACGACGAAACATAAACTCATAATCAAACCCAAATATATTATAACCTATCATAATATCAGGGTTTTCCGTTTGAATTAAATCTACCCATTTTAATAATAATTCGGATTCAGTTTTAACACTCACAATATCAACACCTGGGACATTATCACATGTCCCTAGTGCAATACAATTATTCAAATATGGTTCTGTATCGCCATATTTCAAGAATGTGGATCCAATGAATGTAACCTTGTCCCCCTCTAATTGTGGAAATAACAATGTCATTACTTCATTTGTCAACTGTATTTTTTCTTCTCTATCATATTTATCACCAACAATAACATCTAATATTGTGGTCTTTTTATCAAGTCTTACCTTCTTTTTGTATTTTGCATAATTATATTTGGGCACATTGTCTTCTCCATATTCTACGTCTTCTCCATCGCCTCCTCCGCTATTTAAATTTTCACGCATTTCTTCAAACATAGTATCAATGAGAAGAATATGAGAGTTATCTTGATCTGTTGCGTCCTTTGCATTTTTAATAGGTGTATTGTATAAGATTTCAACTCTTTTCAAAACAACCGATTTTAGTATAGGAGTCTTTGGATAAACCAAATCAACATCGTCAAATTTATCATAATTAAATGCTGTTAAAATACACCGTTTTAATAACGTCTTTGCCATCTCATTATCTAAAAATGCAGATTGTTTAATAAATACATCTACCAAATTTATAGCAAACCGCTTGTATGTTTTAATAGGAACTGGAAAATCACCGTGACTACTACTAGCTTCAATATCAAAACTACATATTTTATAAGGAACTCGTGCAACTTTTTCTGGTAATGGGTTGAGATCTTTCAATGACATAATATATTCGTAATTACACGTTGTAGTTTTCGTAGGTGGCTTCACAGTACGGTTCAACTTGAATGATACCCAACCAGATGGACTAATATTATTAATATGAAAATATCTTAATAGTGGAGGAATATTACTCTCATATAATTCTGTTTGTATTTTTTTAGATACAATATTAACCCGTTTACGATTTCCTGTTTCATTATCATATATGAACCATAAATTTTTTACTTTGTTCATAGCAGCTGAGTTTTGAAATATTATTTTTACGAATTTGTGTTTACGACCACCAGAGAAACCATATAGTTTGTTATAATCTACTAAGTGAGACGAAATAATTGAATCCTTGAATTTATTACCAACCTTATCCTTTAATTCGTCCACGAATTTTCTCTTATCATATTCGGACCAGTTATCACCAACCTTTACAAAGAAGAATGGTTTATAATCATCAACATAGACACAGCATGTTTCACCCTTCTCATTTACACCAAACATCTGTATTACGAATGTTTTGTCATCCTTATATTGTTTATATTTAAAATCGCCGTCAGAACCCGAATCTGAACCATCATTTTGTGAAGCAACTTCGTCATATACCTTAAAATCAAATAATTTAAATGATTTTATAACTGTTTTTTTTGACTTGGTTACCAATGACATTGTCTAACTTATTACTAATTGCAAAATATGTTTTAGGTTATTTGAATAATAATTTATTTTTATTATAATCTATTATTCAATTTTATTGATATACGTTTAGTCTTTACGTTTAGATTTACTTTTAGATTTACTTTTGGATCTATTATATTTGTATGGACTTCCATGCTTTCTTGCTTGAAATCCACCATTCATATTAGTTATCGCCCAACCACCCATTAACTGGGCAGATCTTTCACCCCCATAATATTCTACTCTGTTTTCATTTACTTTAAAGATAGTGGGATATCCTTTATCTTCTATATGATTACCATTTAACTTTTTCTCAATACGAGAGATAATATTTGTTTTATCTGGGTTTCGCTCTTCTATTTGAATCACTTCAACATTTTGAGGTAACATTGTTTTCATACTTTCCCATTCTGATTTCATATTTATACAATGTGGACACCAGTCTGCATATAACAATCCTAAGACAATCTCATTACTTGGTTTTTTCAGTAGCTTATTGTTCTTTATGGTCGCCTTTCGTTTTGCTAGTTTATTTTTGCTTTTTGTTGATTTTTTCCTAATTGTTTTTGCCATTATATAAATTAAACGAATATAATAATCTAAATATATATTCTTTTCCCGACCTATTATATAATTATACTCACAATGTCCTATATTCGCAAAGTCTTCATCTTATTTGTATGTTTGGTATTCCTACTTGGAATGTATATAACCTTATCTACATCAAATATAACGGAAAATTTAGATAATGCTAAAACACAGGCTAACAACGAATCGCAAGTAACAAATTGTCCAGATATGCTTGTCCAAAAGGGCGCAGTATTGGCATTATACAATACAAAACAACCAATTATAGAAGGAACGAACCCAATACAGTTTGGTAGTTTAGATGACTATATTCGTTATTTAGAAGTACAAAATAAAAAGGGAATAAATTGTCCCGTTTTATATTTACAACAAGAGAATAATGCACAGGGTGACGATGTGTATCGTATGAGACCAAGCCCATTTGACTTACAAGGTGGATTACCTGCATCAAATACGATTATAAGTCAACCAATTGTAACTGTTTCAGATGCGAACCGTTTAAATGCACCTTATAATAAGGATAATTATCCTGGTTTTGATCCACAAGGTCAATATATTGGTGTATACACAAATCTAGATCAAATTCATGATTCTACTGAACAAGGATTGGTAAGTGATGATCCTATGGCAAAAAATTGGGCGGGAATACAATACACAAATAATGCAGTTGCTAGTGGTAAGTATAAAGATAGACAGGTAGCAAAGCCCTTATTGTATCAGCCCAAAGTTGCATTTTATCCATCCCTCGTTGCTAATGGTAAAGGTCCAGTAGATATATTATAAATCGTTTTATTTCCATACAATAATATTATTATATGGAAAGGGTTAAGGGTTCTCAATAATTGTTTCATTATTTATTTGTGGTTGGCTTGCTAGATAAAGTCGTATATTTTCAATAGATGATTTGTTAATTTTACGTATTTTTCCGTTATTCTCAATTGTTAGGTTCTCAATACATTGTGGATTATTTCGTAATTCTTCTATAAAAACTGGAAATGTTTTGAAATGTTTCATAATTGCCATGGCGGTAATAGAACTAATACCTGGTATCTG